AATAAACGTGCCAGACAGCGATTTCACAATTAGCGGCACGCCAGATGATCCAGCAGCATTAATCAGAATTTATAGGTTGACCGATGAGGGATATGAAGAGACTGACCGCCTTGTTGGTCATAAGTTTAGCACGTTACGCAAAATTCAAGATTTGCGCAGTTGGCATGAAAAAAGACCGTATCCAAACGAACACGCGGCGCGTATTAACGAACCTGACAAATATGATGAGTTCCGGCGTGATGCGGATGCTGGCGGCGAAGGAATTGATTTTATCTATGGTTTGGGCGACAATGGGTCGGAGATACAATCAATTCGCTTTGATGCTGATAGATACTCTGAGGCAGAGGCGCGTGAATGGTTGCAAGACCACGACTTTGAACCAATTAAGTTTGAACCAGCAGCAGAAGGCAGAGAAATGGAAGAGCGACACATCAAAGAAGTTGTGGAAACAGAAGAGGATGTGACCATCGTCTTTGAAAAACACAGCAATGAAGAGGAGCGCTTTGACCGCTCTGACCTTGTTATGCGTGCGATAGGGATGGACGAAAAGGCCATCGATGAAGAGAGCCGCACTGTGCGTGTTGGCGTTTCATCAGAGGAGCCGGTAAAGCGTTCATTCGGATTGGAGGTCATTGACCACACCGCCGCAAACATGAACTTGGATTTCCTTAACTCAGGAAGAGCGCCACTTTTGATGGATCACGATATGGATCGTCAGGTGGGCATTGTGGAATCTGTTGAGCTAGATGAGGATGCGCGGCGTCTCCGCGCTATGGTGCGCTTTGGAAAAAGCAGCCTTGCCTCGGAAGTGTTCAACGATGTGCTGGATGGTATCCGGCAAAACATCAGCGTCGGGTATCGTGTGGATGGCCGCGTTGAGAATGAAAATGACCCGGATGAATATTACCGGGTCGCAACCACACCAATGGAAATTAGTATTGTTTCAATCCCGGCAGACCAGTCAAGTCTTGTCGGCGTTGGCCGGTCTAGTTCCGAACCTTTACATGCAACCCCAAAGATCGAAGAAAGGAAGGACAAAATGTCTGATATTGATCTTGATGCGGTAAGGCAGGAAGCCGCCAAAGCCGCACAAAAAAATGCCAAAGAGATTATGACTTTGGCACGCAAGCACAATCGTGCCGATATGGGTGAAGAAGCCCTGGGCCGTGGTGCAAGCATTGATGAGTTCCGGGGAGAGCTTCTCGAAGCTATCGAGAACCAGCCTCTTGAGGCACCGGCTCATGTTATTGACGCCCCTCAGAAAGAGCAGCGTCAATATTCACTTGGCAAGATGATCCGCGCACAGGTCACTGGTGACTGGCGTGAAGCGGGTCTGGAGCGTGAGATGCACGACGAGATTGTTGCCCGGACTGGCAAGGAAGCTCGCGGCTATTACATTCCTGATTTTGCCTTCCGCTCTGGCGTGATGACAACAGCCGCAACTGGTGCGGTTGGTACAGAGAATGTCACTGACAACTTTGTCCCAACAATCCAGCGTGGTGACATGTTCATCGAGGCGCTCCGGGCAAAGCAGGTGATGGCCAACTTGGGCGTCACATACATCGGTGGCCTGACCAACCGTATTCGGATGCCAAAGATTGCAACCGGCGCGGCAGCAGGCTTTGTCGAGGAAGCTGGGGACGTTAGCGATCAGTCACCGACTGATGCAGGCGTAACTTTGCAGCCTCGCACTCTCGGCGCAAAAGCTGCAATCTCGCGGCTGCTGGCTCTTGAGAGCATCCCAGCAATCGAGCAAGTTGTTCAGGACGATCTGCTGCGTTCAATCGCAGACAAGATTGAGTACTATGCCATCCAGGGTTCTGGCTCATCAGGCCAGCCAACCGGCATCCTGAACGATGGAAACGTCGGCAACGTCGACATCTCAGCTGGTACTGATGTAGCTGCTCTGACTTGGGCCGATATCACTGACCTGGTTAAGACTGTTGAGGATGCAAATGGCGTCGTCAATCAGGCTGCTCTGGGCTGGTTGTCAAACCCGAAGGTGAAGGCGAAGATGGCCAACACTGTTAAGGTATCTTCAACCGACAGCGTGATGCTGCTCAACGATCCTTGGAACAACATCTATGGTTACAATGCTCAATTCACCAGCAACGTACCATCAGACCTTGATCCAGGCGACGGCGGTTCAGACGCCAGTGCTTTGATTTTCGGCGATTTTTCACAATTGCTTGTGGGCCTTTTCGGAAGCCCAAGCGTGATGGTCGATCCATATTCAGAGGGCGACAGCGGCAACGTTGTTATCCGCGTGATGCAAGAGGTAGACGTTGCTCTGCGCAACGGTGCATCTTTCGCAATCACTGATGAGGTATCAACTGCCTAATCTTAGGTGGGGCGGCTTTCGGGTCGCCCCATTTGCCTCCACATTTAGGGGATTATGATGAGAGTTAAGATTACTGAAAAATGCTATACCGGCACCCAAGGCAACATGTTTGCAGGTGAAGAGCATGACATTGATGAGCGCATCGCTGAAAAGCTGATTGCGCGTGGCTATGCTGAGCCGGTCAAAGAGAAGAAGGCGGCAAAGCCAAAAAAGAAACTGATGGATCGTGCTTTTGGTGCGAGTGATCTGGATACTCCAGAGGACGAATAATGGCCGTTGAGAGCGCTGATGATCGTGCAATATTTGTCAATGTCGATGATTTCGGCGTTGCGGCGACTTACACGCCATCAGGCGGCTCTGCATCTACCGTCAACGGCATATTCGACAATGACTTTGTTGAGGTTGATGCGGGTGGCGGGGTCGCTGTTGCTTTGCAGCAGCCTCGATTTCACTGCCGCACAGCCGATGTTTCAAGTGCGGCTGAAGGTGACGCCCTGGTTGTCGGTGGCGTCAACTACACGATTAGGATCGTTCAAGACGATGGCACTGGCATGACGATGCTGGTATTGGAAAAAGACTAATGGCGCATGTCCGAAAGCAAATCAGAGACGCGATTGTGACTGCGACAACTGGCCTGACAACTACAGGCTCAAATGTTTTTCGCAGCCGGATCTATCCGCTGGAACAAACTAAACTGCCTGGGCTTTGTATTTTTACAAGGTCAGAGACGGTTGAATTTGATACATTGACGATGGCTCGGTCAATCAACCGGGTGCTAGATGTAATGATTGAGGCGTATGTGTCGGCTACTACTAACTACGACAACACGCTTGACCAGATTGCTGTTGAGGTTGAGGAAGCCTTAGCAGCTGACGTGACGCTTGGGGGCCTGTCTAAAGATTTGCAGGTCACAGCGTTTGAAGCGGATTTCAGTGGTGACGGTGAACAGCCGGTGGCCATTGGACGCTTTACCGTGACGGTGCAATATCGCACCTCAGAAACTGATGTTGAAACTGCCGCATAGGAGACTAAAATGGCAACATTCAAAGGCAATGATGGCACGGTAAAGTCCGGCTCAAACGCCATCGCAGAAATCATCTCATTCACAGTGGATGAGACGGCTGACACCATTGAGGACACCACAATGGGTGATGCCGCCAAGACTTACGTTGCGTCATTCAAAGATGCCACAGCTACTGTTGAGACATACTTTGACGATACAGACACGACCGGCCAGGGTACATTTACGGTTGGCTCTAGTGTGACCTGCAATTTCCAGATGGAAGGTGACACCACTGGTGACCATCTTTTGTCAGGAACTGGCATCATCACTGGTCGTTCAGTCGGCGCAGCTGCTGACGGTATGGTCACAGCGACTTACACAATCCAGATCTCCGGCGGTCTGACTGAGGGTACTGTTGCGTAATGTCTCTTGGCAAACAGATATCTGATCGCCGTAATAAACAGCGCCGCGTTATCGAGGTCCCTGAGTGGGGCGAAGATGACGCGCCGCTGATTATTTATGCGGGTCCAATCACCGCAGGCGACATCAACAAAATTCAGCGCAAGCACAAGAATTTTCTGAATGATACGAGCATCGATGGAATGGTCGATATGATTATCATGAAGTCAGAAGATGCAGACGGTAAGCGTTTATTTACGCTTGAGGACAAAGTGTACTTGATGGCTGAGCAAGTTTCCGTAATTGCTGAAGTCGCTGGCAAAATGTTTGCCGATGACAGCATTGAGG